AAAGGTGTACCCTGGTGGTTTAGTCCAAACGTCACTGGCGGTAAAAACTTTGTAGCCAGCATGCCAAACAATAGTTCTGAGAGTAGTCCCATCGCACTGCACGAACCGGACTTCGCCGGGGTACATGATGTAGGAAGTCAGCCCGTCAATTGTTTCTGATCCACTTGGATCAAGAGTCACGTCGCCCGTGCCGGAGTTGCCCAGGATGATCCACCACTTATCACCAAGGGTTGCCACTGCGTCAAAGGTCTGGGTGAACGTGCCCGAGGTGACATCCACCCACGAACCATTGTCCAAGGCCGCAAGCATGGTATTGCTTGTCCGGGCAGAGCGTGCAATGAGTGTCCGGGCATCCAACAGGACGATGATGGACCAGTCAGCGAACGTGCCAGAGCCTCCTATCGCGTCCACAAGCACCGACATAGCCCCGGTCGTAGAGTCATATGCCGAGCACGTACCCAGCATGTAATTCGCGATGTTGGCTTGAGACGTAATCTTGATGCGCTGACCGACACCAAATGCACGATTCGCCTGCGTGGTGAAGGTCTTTGTGCCCGTACCAATCAGCAGCGAAGTCGTGGAAGTTCCTGTGGAGTATTGGCCAGAGGACTGAGCTGCGATGTTGATCTGAGCGGCAGTGGCTACTACAGCCTCATTGCCGAGGTTGGGGAAAGAGCCTTGAACTGCGGCTTTGATCAGGCGCAGATGGTTGTCGCCCAGGGACTTGGGATCAGTCCCCGTGGGGTTGGCTGGGACCAGCTGCCCGATGAACGATGCGGTTTCGAGTGCCATTAGTAGCCCCGGTTGATGTTGCGCACGCGCAGTGCGGAGCCGGTGAATTGAGCGGCTTTATCGGAGTCGCGCAGCTCGCTCATGTCTTTGTTGTATTTGCCCTCCCACATCACAGCCCTATTGTCATCAAAGATGAACGGCGAAGCCTCTGCCAGCGCGCCGAACAGGTAGATGGATGGGAAGTTGGTCAGCAGCCAGTTGGTATCTCCGTCAGCAGATAGGGCCGGGAACTTGGCGTAGTAGCTCACAGAGATGGGGTAGATGGCATCCGGCATGGGGCCGAAGATCAGCTGATCCCCATCAATCGAAAACACCACCGGCTGGCCATCGAAGGTCTGCGGGTAGCGTGAATTGATGTGCTCCACAGTTGCGAAGGAGATAGGCGTGGGGTTGTCAGTGTTCAGCGACACGTCATTGAACTCCAGCCAGTCAGTCGGGAGCGTAATGCCTTGAGCTCCTGCAACCGTGCTCAGCGTCGCGCTGGTCAGCTGCTTGCGCAAACGCAGATCCCGCGCGATCTTGGCCTCAGCCAGGGCGATTAGATCGGGGATGTTGTCCGTCAAGTCTGTGCGCTTCAACCAAGACGCCACAGACGTTTTCAGGCCGGCATAGGTAGTGAGGCTCACACTTGCCCCTTCCAGATGCGGAAGTGCGACAACTCGGGCGAATTGAGAATGCGGCGGGAATGCTCTTGCGAACCCATGCACTCACGGAATGTTATGCCGTTGTCGTTGCAATACCGTTCAATGACGACGAAGGGGATGCGACCAGCGTGCTTCATCTCGCCGGAACCGTGATGGCCTTCCTTGTGTCGTGCCTGGGCATCTTCAAGGATTGCATCGCAGTCCTGAATCGTGCCGGTGGTCATGGACCCGTCCCCATTCATCTGGACGACAGACCGAACCCCACCAAGACCGACATCGAGGGTCCGCATCAGTTGTTCTCCAGAGGAACCACGTTGACCTTGCCTGCCAAAGTACCTTGGATGTAGGCAATATGCGTGATGCCAGCAGGAACAGAAAGGTTGATTGAGTCGCCAGGCTGGATCATGATGTCGTTGGCGGTTGCGGCAACCCCAACAAGACCGAGCTTCACGTAAGACTCATTGATCGCAGAAACCCGCACGTAATTGGGGCGCGACCCACTGGAAGTAACGGGGATTGCAGACGCGGCCGAAGCGGCGCCCGTAGCAGCGGTGAACCCGACTGCGGTTACGGTGATGAATCCACCGCCATAGACTTTGCTCATATGTGCTCCAGCGTCATCGCGACGTTAGGAAAAAGAAAGGGGCCGAAGCCCCTATTTTGTGCTTACGCCGGGGTGAAAGCAAGCGTGATGGTCCCCGCTCCAGCAGCACCCAAGGCACCGCTGATCAGGATGCCCACCCGCGTGCCAGCCGCCATATCCACTTGCGCCGCAACAGGCACAAACGCAATTGGCTGCAGCAAAGAGCCTTGCATACTCACAGCATCCGATGCAGCAGTACCCGATGCAATCGCCGTACCGTTACCAGCGCGGACGATTTGCGCTGTCACCGCGTTGGTCGCCGCAGTAACGCGGGCGATGGTCGCCGATTGCAGGATGCAGCGCCGGGTCAGCGCCACCGCAATCATAGTGACAGCCGCCGAGGTGTACGGCACCGTAACGTAGATGAACGAACCAACGTCACCGTCAGTACCTTCCAGACCAGCAGAGCCGTCAGCAAGTTGTTTGATATTGATCGACATAGTGTTCTCCTTTTGAAGAGACGGGGCCGAAGCCCCATCGGATTACAGAATGTCGTACACAGCGCCGTGGGCCTTGGGAGCGCGGCATTCCAGCGTGTATTCCACGAGGATTTCGCGCTTCTCAGCGTCACCGGTCTTGGCGAGTTCGACCGTCATGAACGGACGCAGGTAGGCGATGGCCAGCTTGTCGGACTGCAGAATGAACACGTCGCGTGCAGCTTGGAAGCGGTTGGGGATCGCTTGCAGGGTGCCGAAGTCCGACACGTAGTAATCGACCGAAGCGTAGAGCTTGGCGTCTTCCGACTTGTCGAAACGGGTCGCGTTGCCGGTGAAGCCCGAGAACGTCTGTTTCGCAGGAGGCGACATCATGATCATGTCAGGCTCACCACCAGCGGTGTACACCTTCTGGATCACGTCCTTGATCTGCGCTTCAGTGAACGCTCGCTGCGTACCTGGCGTGTAGCCGGTGTTCGCGGTGTACGACGCGAGAGTACCGCCGTTGTTGTTGACGTTGTCCACGACCCAGCCACGCAGGCCACGCGATTGACGTGGAGCGGTCGCAAGCACATCGTTCTGAGTCAGGCCCAACTCCATGTCGCGCTTGATTTCAGCCGATGCCAGGGCCAGCTGATAGGCCAGCTCGTCCTTGCGCCCGGCTGGGTTCATCGCTTGTTGCGTGCCCGAGACAATCACCGTCTTGGTGGAAATCTGGGTGCGGTTGTTCAGGCGAACCGTGGGGGTAACCGTCTTGGCAACAGCATCATCGCCTTCGGCCTGGGCGTTCGCAGCAGCTGCGGCCAGGTCTTGGGTTTGCCACTCGTGCAGCGTGTTGGTGGCCTTCGTCTTCGAAGCCATGTTCAGCACGGGGGTCTGCGTGGGGGAGATGCGATAGATCGCGTCGGTGAGATCCTCACGGTTGCCGATTGCGGCGGTGGTGAGGAATGTTCCAGATGGAGCAGCCATTTCAATATCCTTTCAGCGCTTCTCAGCGTTAGAAATCAAGTCAAAGAAGCCCAGCAAACACCGCTGCGGCGTCTTCCACCCGTCCGCTCTTGGCGAGCTTCTGGAAGGCAGACGAACGCTTGTCCAACGCCTGGTTTTGACCAACTCCAGGGCGCTCAACCTTTTGGGGGAGCGCGGCAACCTTCTTTGCGGCTGCACTGGCTTTGGCCGTCAACTGATCGTAAAGCATCGCCTTGCGGGCGACTGTCACGGTCTTGGCGTCGTAGATGTTCGCTACGCTTTGCTCGTCAAATCCCTGACCTTTCAGGTACTCGGCGAGCGCTTTTTGCTCGGCCTTCGCAGTCTCTTGGTTCTTCCACTCGGGGACCTTGGCGAGGAGTTCTTCTCGCTGGTCTTGCAAGTGGGTAGCAAGTGCCTGCTGTTGCTCGTGCTGGTGGATCTGTTGAATCTGCTGTTGTTGCCCGTACACCTGGTTCAGCGCTGCTTGTCTCTTTTGCAAGAGGTGCTGCTGAATTACGTACTCACCTGGGTTATTTACAGCAAGGCTCTCCCAATCCACCGATTGATTTTGCTCACTCAGAGCGCCTTCAAGCTGAGCCTGCATCCGGTTCAGATTTTGGGCGTACTGTTGTCGCTCTTGCAGCGCCTGCTGCGACTGGGCTTGAGCTTGCTTTCGCTCGTCAGCCGTGGCCATGGTCTTTTTGGTGTAGTCCGCTTGGCGCAGTCGATCCGCTTCTAGCTTCTCGGCTTTGTCCTTCGGCAGCTGGATCTTGTATCCATCTACATCCACCTCGACCATCTCTACCTGCGGATCCTCCGTGCCCTCTTCGGGTTGAGTCTCTACAGTGGCTTCGGCTGGTTGCTCAGTCTCTGGCGCTTCCGTACTGGTCTCTACTTTGGGCTCAAGCATCTCCGCAAAGACCGCTGCCGCTTGATCGGTGTTCAGCGGCGAGTTACTGGGTTCCGTTCCCGGATTATCCATCTTTTTCTCCTTGGGGTCGTCTCGCGACGATGCCCGCACACAACACAATCACCCCTCAGGTGTACTAAGCCGGTTGTGCTTCAGCTCAGATTTCGATGTAGTCACCTGTGTTCAGCTGCCCCTTGTAAGGCCCCGTGAACACGTTGATATTGCCGTTGGCACACATCACCAGATTATGCACTGGGTCAGGATGCCACACGTTGCGGAGCCGAGGCTCTTTGTGGGCTAGGTGCCGGATCCGCTCATGGAACTGATCCCAGCTTTCGCCCTGTCGAACAGGCTCTGCTTGTGCTGCAGTTCCAACTGGGCGAGTTTCCCCGTCTCCAGTGTCGTCGTCAAATGGCTCTGCACCTTCTTCAGCAGCGTTAGGTACTGCCAAATCTTTTCGCGGCCTTCCTGGTCCCTTACGGGGCTGTTTTTCCATGACTCGATTACCTCCAATTCAATGTCTACAAACACTTGCTGAAAGACCTCGTTTTCGAGGACTTCCCGCGCCCGGTTGCCGTCATAAAGACGCTGCTCTAGTGTCTTACTCATTGCTCACCGCCGTGTCAGACGCTTGCTCTTGTTGAGCGGAAAGCGTGGTTTGTGCTGTCAGTTGGGCTGCGTCGATTCTGCTCTCCGCCTGGATGCGGGCAATCTCGATGGCCTTTTGATACTCCAGCTGCGCCCG